CAGAAAGAGCCGCACAACTGAGTGAGATGACAGACAAAGAGCTGTTGGATTATGAAAAGTTTTTGGAGAAAATATCGAATAAAGGTTATGAAGTACAAGGTAGTTAAAGAGTTCGACGGACATAGCGTAGGGGATATTGTAGAGTTGAATGACCGAAGGGCAAAGAGTGAACTAAGAAACGGCAATGTGATTGAAGCTAAACAACCCCCAAAAAAGAAAATGGAAAAGATCACCTACCAGAATAAGGCGGTGACAAAAAGAAAAATAAAATGAGGGAATTAATAGTCAAAACGGAAGGAACGACTGAGCCTGTGACGGTTGCAGAATTGAGAAATTTTGTAGGCTATCCGGGGACAGATTCTTCTATTGAAACCGTTATAGAGAACCTGGGCAAGTCTGCCCGGCTACGGTTGGAGCAGTATTGCGGTAGGAACTTCGTTGAGAAGACCATGATACTAACTGAAAGCAACGTTAAGCGTTCTTTGCAGTTGCCGTTTGGCCCTATATACGAGATAGAGTCCGTAAAGGTTTATGACTCTTACGGGGTGTTAGATGAAACCCTTACCGCTGGCGATGACTATTATTTGATTGGGGAGTTTGACAAGTATTGCAAGTTTGAGAGTTGGTTTGATGGTGCTTATGTGAAGATTGAATATACTGCCGGGTATGGTGAAAACACTTACGATCTGCCACAGGCGTTAAAGGACGCTATTTTGATGCAGAGTAAGTATGATTTTGACCACCGCAGCAGGTCGGATGCCCAGGTAATAACAAGCGAGGTGATGAACCTATTAACGCCATACAGATGGAGTTTTCTATAAAGGTTGACGGGTTGGACTCCTTGAAAAAGGAGATGCGAAAGATTGACTCTAAGACGAGGGCTATTGTGTTGAGGGAGGTAACAAAGGCAGCCACGGGATTACACGCAGATATAAAAAGTGATGCCCCGGTTGGTGCGACTGCCGGGCTAAAGCAAACGATACAGTGGAACGTTACCGATACAAGCGCAGATGTTTGGGCAAGTAAGAAATACGCCCCCGATGTTGAGAAAGGGCAAAAGCCGGGTAGGTGGCCTAACATGGAGGATTTACAGTTGTGGGTTAAAAAGAAGCTGGGGGTATCGAAGAAAAGACTAAGGTCAGTGACGTTCCTAGTGGCACGTAAGATACACGACAAGGGAACAGAGGCACAGCCGTTCTTTGAACCTAATGTCAGGAGATGGGAGAAGCGTTTTTATAACAATTTGATGAAGGCAATAAAAAGATTATGAAAGACCCGACAAGTGAGCTGCATGATGCATATTTCACCCTGCTGAATGGTGGGGTTTCTGTTAGTGGGACGGCGATACCTGTATATAAATGGGAGAAGCCCGGCAATGAAACCCGCATAGAGATAGCCACTACAACGATGGAAGATACCTCGACCAAAGACACCTACATAACAGAGGTGCTTCAGGATATAACGATAGTGAGTTCATTGAGGATGCCGGGGAGTGATGAGAGGACAATAGCAGACGAGATTTCAAGCAAGGTGGTTCAGTTGGTGGTAGCCGATACGCTGATGACAATGAGTTCATTTGATATGCTTGATGCCACCCTGTCAGCCTCCGAGGTATTTGAAGACGAGAATTACGATAACACAACATACAGAAAAGAATTAACATTTAAACACTTAATAGTAGAATCATGAGTAAAATTCACGGAAAAAACCTTACCGTCTATGTGGACGGTGATAAAGTTGGAGATGCAAGGGATTGCACCCTCAACGTAAACCAGTCACTTGTTGACACGCAGTCAAAGGATGACGCTAATTGGATGACCAAGTTGGCAGATATGCGGGATTGGTCTATTGATGTTGCCTTCCTTCACGATGATGATAACACCGTTGACGGGGTGACGCTGGTGGACTTGATCTTAAACGCCACCCCGGTAGTTGTTGAGTTCAGTACGGCTGACAGTTCAGAGATGGGTTCATATTGGTATGGCAACGCTTACGCAACCAGCTCAAGCATATCCGCACCGATGTCGGATGCTGTTAACGGCTCAATCACGTTTGTGGGTGATGGCGCACTGAACAAAGGAACTTTAACAGTCAGTTCATAAACTTAGGCAGATATGGACGGAGTGATCATTGAAAAGATACCTATTAACAGGTTTCTGAGAAAGCGTGTAAAGTTTCATTTTGGGATGTGGGTTTGGACGGGCATAGCCGACAAATATGGGCAGTCGCTTGATGACTTGGGCAAAGTGCCACAGGATAAGGTTTTGCAAGAGGCTTTTTTCTTTGCGGCACAATGGGCAGCGTTCAAGGACGGCAAACGGTTCAGGATGTCTTTTGAAAAGATGGAAAAGGCAGTTGAATTGATGCCACAGGGACAGTTGAAGAGGATTACCAAATGTATGCTTGAAAGCAAGGTTGGCGGTGAAACGCTTTTCCAGACCATTGAGAAGAGCAAAAAAAAACGACAGTCAACGAAATCAAAGACCTCGCAATAGGTGAAATGGGTTTAAGTGCGGAAGAGTTTTACTCAATGACCTGGGGGAATTTTAACAGGCAGTTATTGGGGCATATCAGACGGGCATGGGTTGTAAACCGGGAGATCATTGCGGCGATTTACAGCACAGCAACAAGGAAAAGGGTAACAGGTGAAGATATATTCCCGTTTGGTGCGCCTCAATCACCCCCAGAGCCACCGAGTAAAAAGGATAGGGAGCTGATGAAGAGAATACATGAACACAGATTAAAGCATGGCAAACGGTAGGTCAATATGGGTCAGGATATTCGGGGATAACTCCGGGTTAAAAAAGGCAACCAAAGAAAGCGAAGGGGTTCTTGATAAGTTTGGCAATAAGGTCAAACAGATAGGGGGTCTGATTGCGGGTGCTTTTGCTTTTCAAAAGATAGCGGCCTTTGCAAAGGAATCCATGAACCTTGCCAATGAGATGGAGGGTGTTGAAGAGGCGTTCAACAGGATATCTGACCAAAAGGCACTTGAGAAACTAAGGGAGGCAACAAAGGGAACGGTCACAGACCTTGAGTTGATGCGACGTTCAGTTATGGCCTCTAACTTCGGTATCTCACAAAGCGCACTTCCTAAACTATTTGAATTTGCCACAAAGAGGGCGCAGGAAACGGGGCAGAGCGTTGACTACCTTGTTGATTCTATCGTTACGGGTTTGGGGCGAAAATCACCCCTTATACTTGACAACTTAGGGATCACCACTATACAACTTCAAGAGGCTTTGGGAGGCACTTCTATGGCAGCCGCTTCCGTGGGCGAACTAACAGAGGCCGCCGCCAAAGTTGCAGGTGAGGAGTTGACAAAGATGGGTGAGATTACCGAAACGAACGCCATCCGTCTTGAACAACTTGCAACGCAATGGACAAACCTAAAAACGGAAATAGGTAAAGGGATCAGTGAGTTGTGGCTTGAAGCTGTTGACTCATTGGTTACCGACACCAAGATATTAACATCCGAACACCTGACGCTTTGGGAGAAGTTGGGGTCTATTGGCAATCCAGCCATGAAGATTTATGCTGAAACGATGGCAGAGGTTAGGGGGGAGATGGAAAAGATTGTCGAAGAGACTGACCCGGCCACCCGGTTACTTGCAAGGGCGGCGGCAGATCGTAAAGCAGAAGCGGAGGCAGCGGCGAAGGCGGCGGCAGAAAAGGCAAGGGCAGAGGCTGAATATCAAAAGGAATTTAAAGAGTCCCTACAAACTCAAGGGTTATATAAAAAGGCCATTGAAAGGCGGGAGCGGTTAGAGAAGCGCACTCATGATTTCGTTCAGGATGCCGCACAGAAAAACATTGATGATATAGAGGCTCAGATACAGGCACAACTAGAACTTGAGGAAACCATTGAGGATGTCGCAACGGTAACGATTGAAGAATCTCGAAAAATAGGTGATGCGTTTACTTATATTTACGGCGATCTGGCACAGGCGTTCGGTGAAATAGCTACGAGCGGACAGGGTGTAGAAGATGCGATGGAGGCGGTTAGCGAGGCGGTAATGAAGGCGATT